ACTTTACGGAGATCTTCTTTTGGAAATTTCTCCTGAATCCACGCCGTCAGGTCCGCGATGCTACCGGTGTAACCAGGACGCAAAAACCTGGCATACAGATATGCCTCAATATCGCTGGTGGTGTTCTTCGCATAATGAATAAACGCATCTTTGTTCGACGCGTCAAGCGAAGATAACCACGCGGCAACCGTGGTTGAATCCCCGATTGTCGATTTAATCACGCAAAGCCTCCGGCGCCAAGAGCAGCACCCCGAGCTTCACGACGCATTGCTAATTCTTTCTCGCCTTGACCTTTAAGGAGCGCAAGGTTTTTACCGATATCTAAGTTGGCTTGCGTCTGCGCAAGAACCTGTGCGTTACGGGTATTAGCGGCGCTAGTCCCTACGTCCGTAATACCTTTAGCTAAATTAGTGTATTGCAGACCCAGAACGTCTGCGCCTTTCTTAGCTAAATCAGCTTGAGTCTCACCGCCAAGAAGTTCTAAAGCAGTTCGGCCCTTAGCCGCCATTTCTTGTTGACCGATAGCCGCGCCGGCTAGCTGAGAAGCGATACCGGTCTGAAGACCTGCCATTTGAGACTCTTTAGAGCGAGCCCCGGTAAACATATCGTAAACAGACTGACCGATAAGATTAGTCTGTGCGGCTTCGGCACCCAAATAAGGGGCTAAATTAGCCATTAACTCCTGACCCGCGTAAGTAAGACGCGTATTAATTGGAGCTAATTTTGTATACAGACCCTGAAGTTCGGTTTGTGCGGCTTGGGCTTGCGCTTGCGAGTTTCCGCCGATAGCTTCACCTAAGAAACTAAGTCCCGCGCCGGCGAGCATAAAAGGACCGAGACCGGCCAAAGCTCCGGCTCCAGCAGCTGCTGCTCCTGCTCCTCCTGCTGCGCCTGCGTTGATTGCCCCTAAGGCTAAAGGTGCCATTGCCATTGGATTAGCCCTTCCTTACACCAATGTTACTAAAAGGCTGCATAGCAGCCGAAAGCGTAGAACTCAATGCAGACGCACTAGGCGGTGCAAAGGCTGCGACAGTCGCCGCCCCGAGACCAGTTACCGTAGCTGCGTTAGCGTTGTACATCGCAATCTGCCGCTCTTTCCACGCGTCGATGTTTGCTTTCTCAATATCGCGTGCGTAACGAGCCCGCTCACCCTGACGAGTTAACTCAGAAGTTACAATCTGAGACTTCAGAAGATTCTGAAGCCGCATCTCTTCAACCTGACGAAGCCGTTCGGGATCGCCAAGTTCTTTTAAATACTTAACGAGGTCCTCAACAGTCTTGTCCTGCTGCTGCGGAATCGTAGTCCCCGAATACGGAGCCGTGGTCGGAGGCAGCGTAGTCGAAGGGGGAGGAGGAAGAGTAGGTGCCGGAGGTGCGGTTCCAGGAGTTACAGTTCCAGTTTCACCGGCAGGTGTTGCAGGTGTTGCAGGTGCTTTTGCGGGCGGTTTAGCAGCCGGACGATTTTTGTCAGGATCGAAACCCGCAAGGGATGAAGCTTTGGCAAAGAGTTCTTCCGGCGTCTTCGCTCCGGTCTTGCCCTCAAAATACTTTGGAGTAACCGTAGAGTAGTAACTTTCGGGACTCTGCCACCCGTAATAAGGGCCGGCCCACAAGACGGGTTTGCCTTCCAGAATGGCGAGCTGACCGGTCTCTCTAGTCCAGCTTGAGGGATCAAAAAAAGTGTCAGCCATGTCAGGGCACCTGGGTGGCGAGTTGCTGCAACACAGAACTCTGAGCAAGGTTCTGTGGAGCAGTCAGATTTTGAATAGCAGTATTTAACAGACCTTGTGCTGTCGAATACCCGGACTGTACTCGCTGCCGCTGAATGTCGCCAAGCGTAGAAAGTTCTTGTCGCTTAATGCCACCGCCAACTTCTAACTCAGCTCGCTTCAGATCCGCACCCAGTTCCATCTGCCGGATCGCAGCGCTGATCTGCCCCTCTAAAGCTTTCAGAGCACGCTCACGAGCACCGAGCTCTTCAAGTTCAGCGCTGCGTCCAGCCCGAATCTGGCCGTAAACATCCTCGGCCGACGGACCAGCGTCAAGACCAAAGAACCGACCAAAACGCTGACGGGCTCGTTCCTGCTCGATCAGACGAGGAATCAGATCCTCGCTAAGAATGGCCTTAGAACCGGGGGCGTCAGAAGTCTCAGGAAGCTTGCCGCGAAACGCAGCAACTAAATCCGGAAGTGCCGCACCGGCCGCCGAACTTAACAGAGGTGCGACAATATTCTGCCGGTTAAATCCAGGAGGAGTAGCACTGGCAGATAAATCCGGACCTGCAGTCTGAGACTGTAAAACACTCTGGATAACGGCAGGAGCCACGCCGGCAGCGGTCAGCTGCGTGACTAACTGGACTAACCCACCTGCGGCGGGTGCAGCTGCGGCAACCATTAGTTACTGACCTCCCGGATTGTCATATTGAGTGCCCGAAAGAGCCATTTTCTTATTTGATTTTACTTGATCTTCTGGGTTATTAGTAGCAACCAGATTCTGCAATTGTTCCGGCGAAGGTAATGCAGCTGTCTGAGGAAATGTAGAAGCTATGTACATTTTTAAAAACGCACCAGGATCTAGTGCCGGTGCGTCACGGCGAACATCCCGTTCCCTAAGTTGTTGTTCTCTTAGAGTCATTAGCCGAGATTCTGGAATGCCACGCTGGGCGGAATGTTGTTAGACGCCGGGGCGTTCAGCATCGAATACTGACCGCCGTAGTTAGGCAGATCAAATTCAGCCGGACGCTGACGACTCAGATACTCTGCGCCCTCGTCACCCTGTTGGGTCAGATTTTGGATGTACGAGAGGAACACATCGATCAACGAAGGGTCTTGCAGGATCGCCGAAACAAGCTCTTCGATTTCTTCTGCGGCAGCTTCGTCAATGACGCCAGCCTGGAGACGTCGCTCCAGTTGCACCTTCATCTCAGGCTGAGACGTGTCCGGATACGCATTCAGCGACCGAGTCGGCTGCGTCATCATGCCGTCCCCCTCCATGCCAGGCATCGGGGGCGCAGCACGGTAGTAGTTCTTGAGCACCGTGGCAACCATAGGAGTCGCAGCGGCACGTTCAGCCGGAGTCCGGGGAATAGGTAAACCCAGGACGCGAGCCGCTAATTCGTAATCGGAGTCAGAGAACATGAACTAACGGCTACGTCTTCTAGTTCCATTTTAGTACGAAGCTTCAAGATTTCGCCGGGTTGCACCTCTAGTACGATGCAGATTTTCTCTAGTACCTCAGGGCTTGGAATGTAAAACTCGTCTAAACAAATGTTACGCGTCGTGGTCGGAGACAAATCAGCGATCTTGCTGAGGCGGAAAGAGCTGATGCCGCGCTCAACCAGAATCTCGTCAAGACGGTTAACTAAGCGCTTTTCTGAGGGACGAGAACTGTAGTAGGGCACGGCCAGCATCTAACTAATATAGTTATCTTATCAAGCTAGAAACCTAAATTTTTAGCCCGTACAAACTCAAGATTGTACGTAGTCAAACAGGTAGGAAAAACGGGGTTGTTAAAGGGGTTCTTGTAAGGCTTACCTTCAACATGACGTTGCCACGCCTCCGACCATTTGGCGTTCATATACGTCTTATTCATTTCGTGCGCCATATGGATTCGGTTGGCTAGCTCGGGTTCGGACCGCCAAGTCTGCGAGCCGTCGTCGTAGGAGCCGGTCAACTCACCGTGATAGTAAGGCACTCCGACAGACATGACTCGTTTGAAATCGTCATGCTGAAAACGCATACCCCAGTCAAGGTCTTCGCAATAAGCGGGATAAAGATTTTCATCAAACAGTCCGTACTTCTGAACCGCCCAATCTTTAAGAAGGAAGACGTCCCACGCTCCGTCGTTTCCGTGCACAACTCCGGCCTCTTTGTCTTGGGCCGCCTCATACATTGCTTTTAAAAACCCCGGAGTGAACATAACATCGTGATTTACGATGAGCCAATACGGCGCATCCATAAAGCACTTAATAGTCAGATTCCAATAGCCAGAGCATCCAACGTTTGCCGGAAGATGACACACTTTTACATTCTTAACGTACTTATGAGGAATAGTCTTTAAAGCGTCGAGCTCTTCGGTGATCTGATCACGTCCGTTGTTGTTAAAGACGACAAAAGTTTCTACAGGGTAATCGATGCTGTAGAACAGCCTGTAGACCCAATGAGGAGCATTAACAACGCCTGTGCTAATAACGGGAATCATAAAAGACTCGACAGTGTTGCTATGTTAGCTCAAAATTACTGCTACTCTTCGACAGAAAGTTGCATAAGACCTACGCCGGACTCGCGCAGCATGTCAACCGACAAATTGAAATTAGCTTGCCAGCGATCCGGTATCGGCAACTCAGGCACAACAATACGTCTGACACCTGCCTGAATCATCAGCGTGGTGCAGTTACAACAAGGCAGAAAAGGCCAGACGTAAACTGTCGACCCCGACATATCGATACCAAACCTGGCGGCTTGCGCAACAATGTTCGCCTCAGCGTGAACTGTGCGCAGATACTTCTCATCCCGATTATTGAGTCGCCCAGGCAAATCGGCAATACCTCGGGGTAATCCGTTGTATCCAGTCGCTAAGACTCGTCGGTCTTTAACTGCGACAGCGCCTACCTTCGTCGAGGGATCGAGGCTCCAATCACTGATGTGTTTTGCTAGGTCTAAAAACCTGCGATCCCACTTTTCCGTCATACGAATGCGACGCGATCAGCCTTCGGGTCATCGCAGGCATACACCATGCCCGGCACCCACTCCTCCATTTTACCGTTATCCAGCTTGACGATGTAGCGCCATTGCGGTTTTCCGTCCCTCCTTAACGTCTTCTTATACCCTGTAACAACGCCTTTCTTATTAGGTAGAGACATCCCGGCCGAACACGTACGTTTGGCAATCCGTTCTCCCACGGCGAATCTCATATTTGGCTGTTCAGTTGCAGTCATACAGACTCCATTGTCTTTCAACATGTTTAACACGGCCGCCATGCGAGCGGGAGAATCCAAAATCTCATCTTTAAAATCTTCATGCCAAAAGGCATAGAGCCCAAGCTCAAGCAGATTTGGATTGTGCTCGGGCATTGCGCTCCATACGCGCCTTGTGGATCCGAAGCCTACACAAGCCCCGGTAGAAAAAACCAAAATGTTCGGCGCTCGTCACCTTTGTCTGCTTTCCGCAGAGCGGGCACTCGGCAACAAAAAACTGCGGGTCACGCGCCGAGTAATCCCCGTTGCGCTTGCCGCAGTCCAGACACGCGTGCTTGGCAGTTTTCAGTTTATCCAGCTGTTCCTGGATAGCTTCCATCGAGGATGCCGCGCAAATACTGCGCAGTAATATAGCAGTCCTCACTCAGCACATCGGCTTTCGCGTCGCGATACAGCGCCTCAATCCACTCGGCTGTAGCCTCCATCACCACGCGAGCTTCCGAAAGGTACGAGTACCAATCCTGAGACTCATGAGACTCGGCCAGTTGCAAAGCAACGTATTTAAGCAGAGGATGTGTTTCCATGTGATTTGATTAATTGGATACCCAGGACGAGACTCGAACTCGTACGGCATAACGCCTCAGCATTTTAAGTGCTGTGTGTCTACCATTCCACCACCTGGGCGTCCCGCCAGATTAGCCCAAAATTTTCGGCCCGCAACAAACCTGTAACAATCAACCGGCCGACAGCTTGCCTTCCCTAATTGCCTTCTTTACAAAGTACAACTCCTTCTCCCGCACCAGATGCCAAGAACTCACATAGCATTTGTCGCCCCACACCGACTCGATTACGACTGAGTCTCCGTCGTTGTGTGGACTAGAACGCACGTTTTCAGCTATTGCCACGTCAAAATCAAATTCACAGTTGTCTGCGTTTGTTTGTTCTGTCATACTGCTACTACCCAAGTGCTATCCCCCGTGCCGCACAGTCTAGACCCAAAGTACAACATTCACAATGACTGGGTGCGCAATCTGGTCTCCGCGTGGGAACTCGCTAGCTCGGAGCCTAAAGCACCAGAACTTCACTTTAATCCACTCGACCAACGAATTATCGTCGAGATTGGAATTTATGAGGGAGCCTCAACAGTTTGGTTCTCCGACAACCTGTTGGAGCACCCCTACAGCAAGCTGATCAGTATCGACCCGTTCACCGGCTCCCCAGAACAACAGAACGACCTCCGGCAGCATCCCACGCTGTCCCAGATCGAGTTCATCGCCCGAACCAACATAGCCAAGTCTGCGTGGCCCGGCAAGGTCTCAATCCACAAGGGCTGCTCCTGGGACCTCTACCCCGACCTCAAGGCCGAGTTCACTGACGGCATCGACATCCTGTACATCGATGGTGCACACGACACCGTCTCCGTTATGAGGGACATCATGCTGTACGTACCCCACGTCAAATCCGGTGGCGCCGTCCTGTTCGACGACTACGGCCACCCCGACGTCAAGAACGCCGTTGATGCCTGTGTTATCGCCTGCGGCTTGACAAAAGGCGTATACTGCGGCTGGCAACTCTGGACTGTCAAGCAATGACACTCCCTCTCTTCATTTATCTGTCCATCGCTTATGTCCTGACGTGTTTAGTCATGCTCTGGATTGCTTCTAAAATCCTTCCCTAAACCCTACTAACATCATGTTCATCTCCACAGCCTTAGCCGCCGTTGAGAACTTTAAAAACACAGAATCTAAATGAACACGGACCCTAAACACGAAGCCACCATCACCTTGGAGTTTGACTCCGACGAAACCTTCGACGGGCTGCCTGAGCACACCATCGAATTTCGCATCGACTTTGCGGACATGACCGCCCACGGTTGGTTCTCCTTGTTCGAGAAAATCATGGGCGTTCAGGGTTTCTCCGAACTCAACATCATGCGCGGCGCCACTAACCTGGCTTTCCGCGAAGGACGCTCGACTGAAGACATGCGCAAGGTCGCTGAAGAATACGACCTTAAACTGATCGAAGACCTGGAGAAATCAGATGACGACACAGAAGCACCTATTTGAGCTGATTCGAGATGCAGAGGATCTGTACGGGTCCATCTGGCCTCAAAAGATCGGTCGAATACTCGCTGTGATCGCGGGAGAAATTTCCGTGTCGGGCGAAGATGAACACGGCGTGTACCAAAACACTGCAGAAGACACACGCTTGTGGCTTTTAGATGAAGCAAAAAAAGCTGAACAATTCTGGGGATACAGTGAAAAACCGCCAACAGACTAAAACCACGCTGCCTCGTGACTACACTCGTTGTCATGACGACTCGTGCGAACAACGACATTACTGCCTGCGTTGGTTAGACAAAGCTGTTGGCTTTAACGTTTCCAACGCAGCTACTTTAAAAACTACAGATGATCCTTGTCCACACTTGATTAGTTCTACACACTACGAGGTTTACTAATGACTCAAGAACACCCGATTACTCCGCCGCCTGAGCTGGTGCAGGAATGGCTTCAACAAGGGCGGAACTGCATCAGCGAGATGGATGGCTGGAAAGATTTCGCCACCCAAGCCGCCCGCTGGGGCGCTGATCAGGAGCTGGAGGCGTGCTGTGAGTATGAGGCAACGGTTTATTCAACCGACTGTGCAGACGGTCTCCGTCGCCATCGCCGCCCCAAGCCGCCGAGCTTGAAGGAGCGGGCGCTCGACGCTTGGATCAGGCTAAGAAATGAAGCTTCGTGCAAAGAGCTTGATGGTGACCTGGACTGTCTTCTACGCGCTCTTGAATCCCTGCCCGATTAGTCAACATCACTAATGACACCACCCACAAAAGCTGAACTAGACGAGTTTGTTGAAGAGTTCTGGGGATCCATGAAGGGGTTTTATCCTGGAGGACACGAAACTATTTACACCCCATTCGAGCTAATTGCCCGAGAGCACTTTGCAGATTTTGCCCGTGATGTTCTTGCCCGCTGGGGCAACCATCCGGTATCTCCAGATAGTTCAACTCAGCCCTCCTAGTCCGATCAACTAATGACTCAACAACTTTCACCCGCTGCCAAAGCAGTGCTGACTGCTGTGACGTTGACAAAGTACGACGTACCTCCAGAAGGGTTGCCTGCTTTTGCTGAGGAGATGGCACCTTTGCTCGCCACCGCCCTTCGTGCTGCTGCGAATCAAATGAGCAGCCATCATTCGAAAGCATACCTTTACAGCCTTGCTGACGGCTTGAAATTGCTTGCTATTGCCGACGAACTTCAAACCCAGTAGTCAGACCCACTAAACACGATGACTGACGAACAAATCGACACGCTCCGAACACTCATCCAAGGCGAAATCGAAGCCGCTCTTCAAAATGAGAAAGGCTACCGATTTGCTTTCGAACAGGAGCAAGCAAACGATCAAGGTTGGGAGACCCTCAAACAGTTGTTTAAGTCCCACTAGCTACATTTACTAATGAAACTCCTCAGCGAAGATCTCGATTTTAATAGCTACCCGGATGCTCTCTGGGAATTAGGATCACAGTTCATCATCTCCCGTGGCTACGAACAAGAAATAGACATCAACTCCCTGATGGTACTGCTGTGGAAAATGCAGCAACGCATCGAAAAGCTGGAATCCCTGACCACGCCTGGATTCTGCGGCGAAACTTGCGACAAAACCTCTACACTCACAAACGAATGAGGTTGTTATGACCGACCTTGAACTGATCGAAGCGGCAAATAAAGCCGGTCTGTGCGTGGCACAGTGCTGGGACTTAGACGAACTCTATAATCTCGATGCGGTAGAAAACACAGAGGATTGGATTCGCCATTCGCAAACAGAGGATGAACGCGACGAAAAGCAACGCGTGGCAAATCACATCCGCCTACGCGCCCAAGAAAAAATGAACAACTTGCGTGAGTTTGCCGAACTGATCCTGGCTGCGGAGCGAATTCGAAAATGACCACGCTGCGCCAACTGCTGCAAGAACTCGTAGAGGAGGTCGATAAAACGCCCCCTCCTTTAGCTCTTGGATGTTTAGCCGATCGTTGCCGCGATTACCTGGACGACCACCCAGAACGTCAACCAACAGAAGAAGAATTGCACGCCCTGTGGGACGAGATAGGGTCCGACCCAAACAGGATGCGTTACATGCACATAGTGTACGCCCAACAAATTTTAGAAAAATGGGGTAACAGATGAGTCTGCTACACAAATTACAAATTAATCCTGAACTGTATCCTTTATGTCTTACAAACGCCCAACTAAAGACTATCTTGGACTTAATTGCCAACGAAGTCGAAGAACGTGGCGATAAACACCTAGACCTAGATCCAGGTGAAACATCAGATTGGTTACGCCAAGAAGCCGCATCTATCGACTAGCGCAATCCAACAGCGTTTTTCTGAGGTGCCATCATGGACGACCAAACTCGCCAGAACTGGCTCAAAGTCAAAACGGCTCTAGAAGCTGCCGGTAAGACTGAGTCACACTTTTACAAACGTGCAGTTGCTGTTTCAAAAGGGCAAGAAGACCCTGGTTTTGAAAAATACACTGCTCAATTGTTCCAATGACGTACTACACCGGCGCAAATAAATAGATTTGTCAGAAAGTAGCTCAAAAATATGCCAGTACGCAGCCACGCAACGGCATCGGATTCTTTATCGCACTCCGAAGCCCTCTCCCCAAGGGCTTTAAACCACAAACGCCGCCAGCGAGGACGAGTTTTAGCCCGCATTTGCCGCACCAAAAGCCCATTTTTTCTTGCAAAACTCCGAAAAGAGCGTTTTGCACTCTTCGTTAGTCACTCCGAGATAAACAGCAGCCTTCGGCACGTTCCATTTAGCGGTATAAAGCCGCTCAAACGGATCGATCTTATTTGATTTGGAGTTCTCCATTTGAATCCCAGGTCATATAAACAGTCATTCGCTGCCGATCTGCGTCAGAACGGAACTTTTCCACGGTAGTGGGACTATCCTTACCGCTTAGTTTGATCAGCTTAGCGAGCTCGTCGACGATGGGCACGCCGCTGAGAACGTCGAGTTCAGTAGGCACAGTCGGGGCTTCCAGCTGCCCCAATTTAAATCTTTAATCGCACAAAAATATGCGATCCCAAATAATTTAAGGAGAACTTAGGCTCCTCGCAGCAGGTAATTTAAAAGGGGACTGTCGTAAGGCGACTGAGGAGCACCAAGCGCAGGACGTTGCTGCATTTTCTCTCGCATCAGTTGCTGATACGCTTCCCGCGACATTGGTAGGCGCGGATCCTCACCGACAGGAATGCCGCCCTGAGCAATCATGTCACCGCCTCCCATCTCAGCTTTACGAACACCAGGCAGAGAAGGACCAGGTAAATACATCTGACGAATATCATCAGCAAAATCGGGATTGGCTTCAATCAGACGCTGAACACCCGTGGGAGAAAGACCCTTACGCGAACGACGGGCATCGCCCCGCTCGGAGTTGATATCGAAACTAGGAGATCCGGCGATGAGCTCAGCCACAGCGAGCTCCATAAAATTCCTGGGGTCGGCGGCAGGCGCGTTCATTTGATTCACAACCGGCTAAAACTCTTTAAACAGTTTAAATCAAAACACCCCAACACTTCAGTTATCGCTGTTCAATCCAAGTGAAAGTTGCAATAGCAGATTTGTTACCAATACTCGAAGCGGCAGCAAGTGTTATTGTGTCACTAACTGTGCCCATAGATGATCTACCTAATTGATAAACGGTATCTTTGTCAATGCGTACACCAGTACCTCCGCCGCCGGCAATGACGAATCCGGAATCAATAACACTTCCTCCGGTTAAAACACCTGTCGCATTAGTGCTGTACTGTGTAAAAGAATTTGTATCTGGCATATCTTGCCACGTCCCGTTGAGAGTAGCATTGCGTACGACTTTATAAAAAATGTTCGTATTATCCGAAGTGGCAACCTGAAAGAAAGTAGGAAGAACTATTCCTTGCAATGCTGTGCTTTTTAATCTAATAGATAAAAGAGGATAATACACATTTGCATCAGTTAACGTAGTACCAGTAATAGGAGACTGTATGCTCTCGGCAATACCCAATTTTTGACCACTATCGCCGTCTAAAGATACAGAATTAGAACCTTGAAAGAGTGTAGTTGAACCACTCTGACCGCCGGTTAAATTTTTAATTTCGACACGGATGGGAAGGAAGGGCGTGCGGCACCACACTGTTTTTAAAATGTTTGCGTTGTATACAGTGTGTATGATGATAAGTTGATCGTTTATGACCCATCCGAATTTAATCGCCCCAGAGCCGTACCATTCATATTGAAAAACAACTAACTGCTGAGCGGCAGGATCTGCTGTAACCCCGCTTGGTCCATTACCATCTAGTTTATCCCCGTTCCAATTTGCTCGGGGAATCCGTTGAAGTGTAGGTCCTCCTTCACCAGAAGAATTAATGACACAACAGTAATAATTACCATCTCCGCCGTCTTCAAAATAAAACCCGTCAGACCCATCAAACAAACCAATTCTTCGCCGTATACCCGTAACAGGTAGACCAAAACGAACTGAAAAACTAATTACAGCAGAACGACCAGGAACATAACGAACAACGTTACGAGTCTGACGAACAACCTCAGAATTTATTGTAGAAGTAACAGTCAAAGTCACGCCGCTGTTATTTGCGTCGTGAACTGCTGCGCCGCCGGTCGACGTTGATTCATCCCAAACATCAGTCTCTTTTCCGTACTGAAACGTGTTGAAAAAGATGACGTCTTGACCGACAGTTTTTAATTGGTCTTTGCTAGTCCAAGTGTCGCGAGATTGTTGAAAAAGATGGGACATTAGATTATTCTCCAACCGTCACGGTATATAAAGGTCAGAGACCCGTAGTCATAACTGAGTATAGCTTCAGCTTGACCATCAATTTGAGCCGATCCGGAGATACGAATGTTTCTGTTTACACCGGTTCCAGCCGCACCGCTTTCATCTTTGACAATAACCACGCGGCCGGTGTCCGTTCCAGAAGGTAAAACAACTGTACAAACACCCGAATAATTAACGCCAATATAGTAATCAGTGCTATTTAAAGAATAAAAAGAATCAGTAACAGTTGTAGTTGCGTAATAAACAGGTAATTTACTTAACGAATTTTGTATGCCGCTAAGAGTAATTGCTTTAGGTTGCGCAAGAGCCTGGACCTCATTTAAGTCGAGCACTAAGAAGATATCATTTGCCGTTACTTCTCGCGTATCGTTTAAATTGACAAGATTTTGACTTAAGCGGTTAAACTCTAAAGCCGAGACTAAATTCTTACGAGTCGACATACTTAATTCTCAGCGACAAATAAAAACCGACGTTTAAATAGTAAGTCAAACACCGGCAATATTGTTCTCAAACAAACCGGTGCTTACTCAACTAACAGACAGCTGTACACTACCGCCCACGTAACAACTCGGATAAACCAAACTCAAATTTGCCTGGATTCCAACGCTGGCCAGCCAACTCCAATCGCCGTTGCAACTCAGAACGATTTTGCTGACGTTGCTGTTCGGTTCGTTGTGCCTGAGTCAAAGGACGGACTTGCGCAGTTAACGGCTGTGGACCTGTACGAGCAGGACTGGCCACGCCGGTTCGAGGCGCGGTACCGAGGGCCTGACGCAGCTTAGGCACGATGCCCTCTCCGGTTTCCTGGCGCACTACTTCGTTCAGTGCCCTAGCGCCCGCAGTGCCGACCATACCTGCTCCCACACCGGGAGCTAATACCGGTACAGCGGCCAGAGCAGCAGAATAGGCAGCCGCCTGCGGCAAACTCTGCACAAACTCCGTGCCCATTTGCTGGGCCATAGGTCCAAGCCCTTCGCGATATCCAGTTTGAATGGCCTCGGGGCTAGGAATCAGATCTGCAGCACCAGGCAACAAAGCAGCAGGCGTGCGCCGCAGAGCCCGAACGTACTCACCTGCACCCTGCGCAGCAGCAGATACAGGATCTGTAGAGTAATACGCTTTGGCTGTCAGCGGTTCACGGGACTGCGTAACTTCGGCACGTAAAGGGTTAGGAAGAATAGCGACACCGCCGGTCAGAGAAGCTGCGGGGCGAGCAACTTGAAGAGGAACAATATTGCCCTCACTGTTCATATACAACATCTGACTGCCTTGTTCTGTAAGAGGGCCAAAACCGACAGAACGGTATGCTGCTCCACGGCGGTTGGGCTGTTGCCCCCGGAATTCTTCTTGGCGACGAAGAATAGAGCTCTCACTCAAAGATTTTCCTTGATCCTCCCGTAACCGGGCCAAATCGCCCGAACTTAACGGAGAATTTTCCAGGATCATCCCTGGACGCATATTCCGCAGGACATTTTCCGTGATGAACTTGTTCATCTGTTCGAACACAGGCGCCGGAATGTCCTTAGCGCTGTAGTCGAACCCAGAAGTTGGAGTGCTCGTTTCAAAAGAAACACTAGACCTTTGAGTTACAGGATTATCCTGCATAAACTTAAGGGCATTCCTAGACATCTCAGAAAGCCCGCCGAGATTCTCGCCCAACCGAATGCGAGCCGGATCAGTGCTCGTATTGACTCGAATGCCGTATTCGCCGGCTGGATCAGGACGAGCTGTATTTGTATCTGGGTCGTAAGAGAACGAAGCAACCGAAGGAACTTTGCCCAAGTTTGGATTTCGAATTCCCAGAGGACCGGAGCTAGGACCCGCCGAAGTAGTCGCAGGTATCTTGGCTAATTTTTCAAACTCAACGGCACGCTCGTTAATAGAAGAAAGAGCATCACGCAGTTCCTGTCCTGTTGCGTAACCACCGCCGCCAACAACGGGCATACGACGAGAGACCGCAGATGACGAACCAGCTTGTAGCTCTGCGCCGTAACCCATCTGAATCAAACGATCAATAGCTTCTCTCTGCTTGCTCGTCTCGCCGCTGGTGTAATCCAGTTCAATTTGTGATAAGTAAGAAGGCTGTACGCCCAACTCCTTCATCGCAAGGTTGTAAATATTTCGACGTGCCTCAGGCTTAGATATCTCCTGCTCTAAATCAAGATACGGCGCGAGTTTGTTGATGTCTCGCTCGATCTTAGGAGTCGGATTACCCAATGCACCCTGAAGGTACGGACCAACCTCCGGATACTTTTCAACAAACTTGTTTAGATCCGCAGCCTGTTTGCTTACAGCTTCCTGGATCGCCGCTTCTTTGGACTCCGAGAGCTGAAGCCCAAGTCCTGCTAATGAATTCTGAACATACTCTCCGGCTGAAACCGGGTCAAACCACGGGTTGATTTCTGCCGGACTCATGTTGACTGTTCGGAGCGTTTCTTCCGCTCCTAGTCCTTGAGCCTCTTGTTGGCTCAAATCTCGTTGTACCTGGTAAAGAGAGTTCCGATTGGGATCTCGCGCCGCATTCTCAGCAGCTTGTACCAAATAGTTAACTCGTCTGCCGCTAGTATTCGGGTTTGAAATTATTGCTTCGCGGACCTGCGGCAACAACACCGAACCTTCAATAGGGAAGGTTTCTGCTGAGCGTTGTGTAGCTGCTTCTTGCCGTAAACCTCGAATCTCATTAACTTGAGCCCGAAGCTCCTCCAAAGTCTGCGGAGTAGTACTACTTAAAGCCGAAAGACGCTGACTAATGTCTTGAGTGCCTCCGCCAAAAGGCAACCCAGGCTGAACAGTTCGATTGTCAATCCGAGTTGCAAAAGGGTCACGCCGCGCGGCATCGCTCTGGGCGTAACTTAAAGAGACATTTCTAGCCCCTAGATCAGCCTCAACAGGACGTATAACTTCATCTACTTGCTCTAAAATATCAGCAACATTTTCTAAATTCGCAGAATAATCTGTATCAAACCTATCAGTATAGGCTTGCAACAGATTATTTAAAGCTTCACCGGAGTCCGCATTGTAATTTGCATTGGATAAAAATCTGGATTCGCCCGCGTAGCGAAGAGTGTTGCGGGCCTCTGGAGTCAGTGCGCCAGAGTTTATGGCTTGCAAATACGCATCTCGGGCAGTCTCCACGCTGCCGCCAGGGAGCAAGGTCCCTAAATCGTTGTTCTGCTCGACAAATTGTCTGGCTTTAGGACTCTCCGCAGCAAGACGATAAGCGTTAAGTGATTCGTTGTCCGGGTCAATATCAAAGCCTTCGAAAGGCAAATAGTTCTGAAAATCTGAAACTGAAGTTACAGTCGCAGCGTCTTCAGGGTCTAAATCAGGATAAATCTGTGAAAGTGCGTCATCAAGCTCACCTTCATCTAAAGCACTTTGAAATAAAAATTGGCGAAGAGCATTTTGATCAACGTTATACGTTGACTGCAGCTTACGCGCCAGTTCAGGCAGCCGTTCAATCGGTGTACGAGGGGGCGTTAACCCAACACCAGATGAATTCACGGCGCCGCCACTAATCTTCTCCCATCATACCAAAATTCTATAAATATTCGACTCTCGCAGGACAACGGGCGTGCTACCATAGCACTGCATCACATCAAAAGCACATGGCCAACGCAATGCTCTGCATCGAAATTTATCAGTTTAACGGAACTTGGTGCTTTACAGATCTAAAACGCGAATTAGTACACGAACCTTTTGTTCTAGGCATTCCTGAAATCATAAACACTGTTCTGGAAAACAACTCTTTGTACGAAGACGGCAAAAATTACAGAGTCTTGTTCGCGGAACAGGAATTTCCTGAGGTCCACGGGGCGCTAAATCAGGTTCGCGAAGAGTTCGACGGTGCTTGGTACGAATGGAACGGCGAAGAGGGGTGGCTGTGTCCCGCTACATTGGCGTTTTTCGACTATTTTCCCGCTCAAATTTACTTTCGTTTTGAAAAACTGTAGTTAACCTGCCCGTCTTAGCATAAATAAGTACTCTGACCTCCCCTCCGTGGCACGGGAGTGGAATACCCCTACACGCGAGCCGTGGAACGGGGTCATTAAAACAGCACTAGACGCTGTTGACCAGCACAACGCATTTTATTTCCGCTCAAAAGACCATAAACACTTAATAGCAGCCGAATTGCTACGAAGTTACGTAAAATTCCTCAAAGATTTTCTTATAGAAGCCGAAAAAGTTTGACCTGTCGCCCCACGCGGGCGATTTTTTTTTGTCGGGGGCCTGTTTGTATGCTGACACTAAAACTTTTACCCCCTATTTTCCAGCAAGATTCACAAAGGGTTCTCGCCGGGGGCGACGTCTAACGCACACAATTAAAAAAAAGGGGCACATTGCGTACAGACGCGCGGGTGCGGGGGAGCTGAGTTTGTATAACGAATCAAATAGCAATCGCTATGTATTACAAACTCAAGCTCTTGTTCTATTCTTTTCACTGACAGGGGGAGGGTGCCCCCTTTAACTAAAGAGAATTCAGACTATGAAGCCGCTTGACTAAAGGGCAGACGTGGTGCTAGCGCGTGCGCCTGCGCGCTTTCCTTTAGCTAGCTAGCTGACTGTGCTCTGTGTGCTTTTGGTGACCGACCGCCTAAGGGCTTGACGGGATGCGCCGATGGGGGTTACCTTTAGGTCACTGGAGGAACGGGGCGAGAGCCACGCCACCAGGGCACCTGGACAACTGAATCAACTTTCGCGACGGCCGAACTGGCCCCGCGCGTCTGCCGCTGATGGTAGGGAGTACTTCCCCGAAGTGTAGGCAAGGGCAGGCATGGTGTGCCGGAACGAGTGCGGCGAGAGTTGTAGTAGGTAACTAGGTGAAAGAACCTTGACAACTGAATAAGTTAGCTGTGCTGAGATAGTTTGCACGGAAAGCCTAAGGCATAGCTAACTGTTCTTCATAACAGGCATCGTCACAAGATGGAACTAGGGGCGCGAGCGATCCCCCGAGCACACTACGGTTGCAACCCGACCGGCTAAGTGTGCACGATGCCGAACTTGTCAACGTATACGTTGTCAGCTGGCACCTTTAACTAGGTGACTGGTTGGCATAAAGAACTGATCAGTAGAGTCGTTCTCTACATTTAGCGACGCAACGGTATTCGTCACCGTGGCAAGTGCTAGTTACAGAGTTCAGTTTGTCTGCCTGCAGGCTTTGTCCAGAGTAACTGTCCTTAGTGCAGGTACGCTGGACACAGTTGTGAGCGAACCTCACCCGGTCGTTGTCCGGCGATGGCGGTTCAATCCGTGCAATAGGTGGCAATCTGTACTCTGTAACTAACACAATGCGTTTAATTTAGTTTGGAGCAGCAGTTCCTAACTGTAACAGGGCGGAGCCTGTTAACTACTAGCTTTGTCCAGGTTAAGTATTGAGTTTGATCCAGTAGGATCATTCTTGATCACAGACTAGATTCTCTCCCCGAGCCACGCGGTTCGGTGAGGGATTCTTCCCTCTTTGTTGTTAGCTGCCAGCCATGTAGCTGGTGAATGTTATGAGCAAGCGTAAAACTTTTGATGTGCAACAGTTCCGAGTTTTTGTCAACAACTCGCTGGTACTTGACTACAGCGACGAGCAAAAGGAAGGTTTAATCACTGCACTTGAGCACGTCTTAATGACGACGGGTAACTACAAAGGATTCCGTTACGTTTACACCGATAAAGAACGGCCTTGTCTGAATGATCCCAAGGATGGCAACGTTTGCAATCCTAACTGGACACGTCGTCATGAACTATTCCGTAACTACTTCTAACTGATCACTGTAACTAACACCCTCGCAATCTCGTCATGATTAAGTTTGAACTCTGGACTGCAGTCCCCACGATCTACTGGCTAACTGCAACGATTAACAATGTACCTCTCGGACGCATCGCAAGGAACATGAACCTAGAGGATAAGTACTCTGTCGTTGTGTACAAGTTCAAGGGCAATGAGATTGTCAATGAATCTATCGGCGAGTTCTGCACAGTTATGGAAGCCAAGTCGGCGTTACTTAGCCAACCCATTGGTGAGCTGCTAAGTGTCGGCTGATCTCTTTAACTGATTCTCTCCTGTAGCTATTCCCGGACTGCACAACAGTTCGGGTTAGTTACATGAGGGGTTCTCCCTCATTGTGTTAGCACTCACCTCTTCGTGAGGATTGTTATGACTTTAACTCGCAACACTGAGATCATTGCGCCACGCGCTGTTGAGTACTTGTCAGGCGAGGAGTCTGGCCTGTTTACCTACGAAGACTTGCAAGACATTGCACTGCGTGGTTGTGCATGTATGGCACCGAATAAGCTCGCGTATTATCACGATACGTGGGACTTCTTCATTGAGTTTGAGGATGAAGTAGAAGACTTCTTCTACGATAAGTACGGCGACACTTGGCTAGATAAGTTCTCCAACAACAGCACAAGTGTTCGCGGCATGGTTAATCACATGGTGTGGATCTTTGTCGACTCCATTGCCAAGGAGATCACAGGGATCAAATGACTATCATCCCGCTAGCGCGGGGCCAACTCACACAATTACAACATCAACATCATGGCACAGATTCAACACTACTGCGCACAGAATGATCGCAACGGTAACCCTCGCCGTTGCTATGTATTGCTGGATCACGGCAATCCTATTGCTGCGTGGGATGAACAATATTATGGGCACGATGCTGTGCCTGGTGTGTGGCGCAACGATGCCTACCACGCCGAACGGATTAACTGCACAATCGCAAAGTACAAACAACTACTGCGCACACTTCCCTCACCTAACTGGGCACACGATGTCCCCGGTTATTCACATCTACGCACACTCGGTTACTGATTATGTACGACACCGAACTTCTACTAGATCGTGAGTTCATGCGTCGCATGATTCGAGCATACGAACAAGATCTGTTGATGTTAGTTGATCACGACGATCCACATCCTGATCATGCGCAAATCATGGATCACTTGAACATCCTGGAACTATTGCGCCAGCAAACATTCTCGTCCTTCCAACAAACCATCACGTTCTGATCATGTACGAACCTAACCTCGTCTTACTTGATTCCCACGGTGTGTACATCCCGCAAATATATTGTGAGGATGCAGACGAACACTGGGCTAATTGTGTCGGCGTCGACTACGAAGACGTGCTGATCTGTCGGGCTGGCCCTGATCACGGTTGGTATTGGGAAGCATGGCAAAGCATCTTAGACAACGCCAGCATCGTTAGCGATGGTGTAACATGGCGGCTGCATCAGGATGGTGACCTTTGGGAAGTGCCCGACGGTTACGAATGGCCTGATGCTTGAACCTGTCCCGCTACGCGGGGCGCCCTCACACAACACCTAACCTCTCACCTAAATCACAGTGAATCACTTTCCTTACGATCTGTACAAACTGGACAGTCACTCTTTGTCCTACCACGCGCTCGCCAGGTACAAACAGATCCTGCGCGATGAAGTACTACCTTTCGATGTACTCGATCGCATTGAAGACGAGATAATCCCTGCACTCGAAGCGATCATTCTTGTGCACGAATCTCTCTAATCTTTAACTAACCAACGACAGGACTCACATCATGCGTAAGATCGAACAACAGATGTTGGACGCGATCCGCGAACGTCGCAACTGGAAGTGTGGCAACACAGAAGTAGCCGCAACAGTATTTACCCACGCCAAGAAACCAATCGACCGTGTGACTATTTATCTACACGGGTACCCAATCGCAGTAGTTACACCCGACACAGTTACCGTATCCGACTGCGGCTGGCAGACACCTACAACGAAGAGTAGGCTAAACGCTTTGCTGCGTGACTTGTGCGGCGCTGGTGTTTACCAGAAGGATAAGAAGTGGTATGGATACGCAATCGAAGAGACTGAGTGGTTGATTGAGAAGTACTCACGCCACGTATTTGTTAGAGCCTAACCAAACAAGGAGCTGATACCTAACCCAGCCAACCCACCTAACAGTTCTGGTTTGTTAATGCCAGGCGCGGATTCTCCACCGGGTCCGATACCTGGCACACCAGCAAGTGACCCGGCGATACCTAAAGGCATCCGCCCAACTAAACCAAACGGACCGAAGTTCTCGTCGACGTACTTGCTAAGAAACTGAGCAGCTAACTGTTCCACTTCAACCTGAACCTTTGCCTAAGTCTAACAATGCCTTACTACGTTCAACGGCGAGACGACACCAACACCGTCGAAACAGTCGACGAGATCACAGACTCAAAGGAAGCTTATCGTGTGGCTCGTGAGTATGGCTTAGCTGATCCCACGGCCCGTTACTACATAGCGAAGAAACCCTGTAAAGCATGGCTTGAGAGTTAATGCCTCTCCCGCTTCGCGGGGCCGCCGCATAATGTAACTTCACAATCACAACAGTCATGAAACGTCTTTTTGTGTTGCTTCCTTTCATTGTATTGTCTCCGATGCAAGCTCGAACAGTAAGTGCCACCGTGTATCACGATTGGTATCACAATCGCACTACTTACTGCGGACAGACGTATCAACATTGGGGAGTCTCAGCGGCGCATCCTTGGTTGCCTTGCGGCACAAGAGTCAGAGTTACTCACGGAAGCAGATCTCTGACTGTCCCCATAACGGACCGTTGCGATTGCAACTCGATTGATCTATCCGCCGGCGCTGCCTATCGGTTAGGCATACCGCTCGATGACACAAGGAGGGTACGTATAAGTTATTGATTCAAGCAACCTGCAAATTTTCTCGATTCATCTGATGATAGTCCCCCACCTTTCTTCTCCATGCGCTTCTTCAGAGGCACTGTTGGACTTAATGCCTCCGAGACTACTGCAGCAATTTGTTGAGTACCAACTGCAAGAAAGTCCTGAACTAGATTGGGAGCCAGAACACATCAAAGCTGCTGCAGAACTGTGTGATTACGTAGACATGACGTACGGACCCAGTCAAAGTAAGAGCGCACTCGTAAGAGCTGCTAATCAACTTCGAGCACACCTTTCCATTTAATCAGATGACTAACACACGACTAGGGTATTTACAAAAGCAAATGGTTTCGTTCATGCGTAAGAATATAAGCCTTTACGGCCCGGCTATTTCGCACGCCTTTTGCATCCACAGCGACGCAGCGTCTCGCAGAATTGCAAGCTCATTGGAGAAACGAGACATCATTTATATTGACCGAGCCTACGAGATGTGGGAAGTTCGTCCCAACCTCGACCATCCGGTATTCAATCAGTGAACACTATGGCACTTATCGTTGTAGGCAGTTTCTTGTTTGGTTTGGGGGTTGCAATGAGAGCGCCCGTTTTTATGATCCTCGGCATGGTGATGATTTTCTTTAGAGCTAAATAGGTTGCGTACGCCATAGCCGCTCAGCTAGTCTGGGCGGCGTGCCTCTATTTATCAATGACAACGAGTGAGAACATCTTCTATCAGGTACCAGCACACTGGATAGACGCACTGATAAAAGATGACTTGAGTGTATTTGAAAGACTACCTCAGGAGAGACTCGCCTTTAGCCAATTAGTATCCAACTTCATAAACGGAGGAACAATTCTCTCGGTAGGCCATTCGTCTTATTTCAGCAAACATCACGATGCTAGACCTTACGGTATGTTACCATGTGATGTAGTAGATGTTAAAGTCTCCTACGATTACTAACTGTCGGGGGTCTAGCTTTCTGGTGAAAGCAGTGTGCTCATAACACACAGAAGAAGGGTTCGATCCCCTTGGCCCCCATTATCAACACACAATGACACAACCTGCGTTCATTAACCCTACGACACTAGGGATCTGTCCTGCCTGTAACCAGAAAGAACAAGTAACAATCGAATCACGAAGGACAAAGGAAGGCTATACGCGAAGACGTAAAGAATGTCGTAAGTGTAAACACAGAGCGACAACGTATGAAGTCGATGAGTCTTTCTACTCTTTAGCTAAGGCTATTGTGCCCGTTGCGTCAAAGCTTGCTGAGTTGATAGCAGAAGCACCGAAAGGAGATCTGTGCAGCACTTGTTTTTACAACTACGGCACGCGTTGCTCGCATGAGATTCCTGAGTACGGAACAGACGAAGCGGCAGACTGCATACTGTACCTAGCTAAATAATGGAGGTGCCTAGCAAATTACGTTAAGTTTAAAGATCTCATAAAATCTTTCTAACTAGACGTTGTTTATGTACTTAACACCTGTAACTAATCAAGAGATTGTGTGCTTTATGCTACCGTGGCTCTGTCTTTAACGACGCCATGAAAGAGTCTAAAGAACTGCAGAGCTTTGATGTTTTCAGCAGGAAAACAGGCGCGTGGAAGTTTCTCTGCGCAATAGAAGCGTGCTCTCCCACGGAGGCCAAAGAGATCGCTATGCGCGAGCATCGCATACTAGGCTGGAACACCGTCAGCGTTTACCCAACTAAATGAAACGCACCTATTTACAGGATCCGTACAGAGCGCTATGATTGACGGGCGGCACCGGCCCTGAACGTGGTGCTCTTCCTTTTTCTCTGATCACATGACCATCAAACTCCCCTCGATTCTCAAACTCGCCGACACAGCAGCTACTGCATGGAGCGAGTGTGACCTAGCCCTCACTCAAGTTAATGAAGCTTTCGGCACTCCCTTCGAAGCTGCCCGTGACAACTTGCTGGCAGACGTAACGCAAGCAGACGGCGAAGGTTTTGATCTCGGCTTGTTTAGCGGGGCTGACAGTAAGTTCAAGTTCCCTCAGTACAAAACCAACATCGTCGTGCGCATCTCCCGCAAGCCCACGCCGCATGACAAACTGCAGAAGCTCGCTGACAAAGTTTCTGATCTTGAACAGCAGCTCAAGCTCGCCAAGCTTAAGCTCAAGCAACAAGCCGAGCTCCTCGTACAAACAGGAGAATGTGATCAGGTCACTGACAAAATCTCGCTTGCTTTCACCCGTCTCAAATGAGCCCCAAAGTAACTAACGCGGCAGCCTTCCTGATTGCTTCGATCGGGATGGCTTTCGCTTTCCTAGGTGCAGTCGGCACCGAACCAACTTTCACTGCGCATCATCAGCACACAGATCAATCTTACGAAGAGACAAAACGATGAATCATTACTTCCTCGCTTGTTCCATTTCCGGCACAGTTCGTCAGAGTGTACAGATTGCATTTGACGACCTTAAATTGCCGGATCAAACGATCAAAACTCTGCGGGAAAAGAACACAGTTTCTATCCGCCCTTCACTCTCAAATGCACTGAAGCATAAACTCGATGAACTGCGAGCTATGCAGCGGGAACTTTACGATGAGTGCACAATTCATTTCGGTGACTCCCATTTTGTTACCGAAGGTTATTTCTACAAAGCTCACGAATACATAAAGGACATCAAGTATTCGGCTGAGAGAGCCAACGAAGAACTGCGTGAGCTTTGGGATCAAGAGTATGCGGCGTGGCAAGAAACTACGGAGAACATCCTTCGTCCTTTGTTTAAAGACGAGAAAGAATACGATCTGGCCTTCTTGGCATACATGAAAGTATTTCCAACGAAGGCTGCTTATCACGCTCCGATTCGTGTGTCAGTAGTGGGTCCTCTCCCTGTGATGCTAGAGGCGGCAGACGAACCAATCGCAGGGGACATTAAATCGTTGCTTGCCTATGAGAACAACATCAACACGGCTCAAGTTCTCGAAGCAGCCAAATCTTCTGCCGCCGATCGAGCACTCACTATGAGTGCTGAACTTCTAGACGATCTTGATGCTCGCACGATCACAAAGATAGGTAAGCAGCAGACTGGTTCTGACAAGAAGCGCGGCAGTTGGGAAATCACAGCTAACAAATTGAAGCTGATCAGTGATTCCGTTCCCGGATTTGATCAGCTCTCTGTGTTGGCCACGCGGTTGCTCGAATGCGGCAAGCTCCTCACTTCTCCCGATAAGTCAACCTATCGTCAAGCACAGCAAGAGTTTCAAGTCATTCAGACCGCCATCCGGGAGGAACTGGAATCTATCTGCAACAACAGAGACGAATCCAAAGGGCTTGAGAAGCTTAAGCAATCTCTCGCTCTTTCATCTAAGTACAAAACCCTTTGCGAACGAATCAAAGGTGCCGAAAACAATTCGCATCTAAACCTGCTTGTGTCTGAGGCAAACGTAGAAATTGATGTGTACGAACAGCGAGCTAAGAACCTCCGTCGACTTATCGAACGCCGCAAGGAACTTATTTCAGCAGCTAACGAAAACCTCGAAGAACTCATCACCGACATCAATCAACCAAATCCAGAATCAATCGCATGTGATTTTTAATGACACGCACTCTCTACGTAATTAAAACAGCACAAGGTTATTTAGCGGCTGACGGTTCATCTACAACAGATCCTTTTGAAGCAATTTCATTTGTCGATTTAGATACTGCAGGTGTACGTGTTCGCCAAGCAGCATCTCATTTAGCTAAAGATGTAATCATCTGCCCGGTTCAAGTTCAATTCCCCAAACCAATCAAATGAACAACACTCTTTTTGCCAAGCTTCAGAACTTTCGCGGCGCTCTCAATGCGGCCACGCTCGAACGAACCGACGTTATCGACGGATTGCTGAGCTGCTTGCTTTCGAAACAGAATGCTTTTTTACTCGGTGCACCAGGCACAGGCAAGTCTGACCTAGTAAGAAACATCTGTAAAGGCATTACCGGCGTCAATTACTTTGGTTACCTGTTGACTCCGACCACTGATCCGTCGGAAGTCTTCGGTCCAGTGGCCGTAACTAAGCTGCTACAAGACGAATATCAGCGTGATATCAACGGCTATCTGCCTTCAGCACACGTTGGATTTTTGGACGAACTCTTCCGTGGTTCTTCCGCAATTCTAAATTCTCTTTTGACTCTACTGAACGAGAGAACTTTCAACAACGGCAAAAGCACTATCATCACTCCGCTGCAGAGCATCGTCGCCGCTACCAACAGCTGGCCGGAGGAGGAGTCGCTTCAAGCATTTAGCGACCGTTTCTTGTTCCGCCCCACGGTGCATACGCTCAAGAAACCGACTTCGAAGCGCATTCTCGATCAATGGGCTTTGGGTATCGAGCAACGTCCGGAGGTGGGCGAACACATCACGCTCAAAGAGCTCAGCGCTCTTCAGGACGAGGCGGCGAAAGTGAAGATCTCCGAGGAGTTTTTAGACAAATTCAACAGTGTATGGGAGCTCCTATCGCAGCGGGGCATTTTGATCAGCGATAGACGTCGGGTTCAGATCCTCAAGTTCCTTCGGGCTTGGGCGGTCGTCCAGGGCGACGATACACTGCATCCGGAGCATATGCACGGCAGCGTCGTACACATCGTTTACACGAGCTCTGACGATCAACAGGTAATCTGCGAAGTTCTAGAGCAGGAGATTCCCACGGCGGCCAAACTGTTCGCGGACGCAAAACGAGCAACCTCAGGGGTTATGGCTGAGTTCCAGGCGACTGTGCACCGCAGCCGTGCAAACAATCTGGAAGGTCTAAACGAATATGTAACGATGCTGCGCAAGTATCACAAGGATGTGAACACGATTAAGGTGAAAGTGGACGAGCTACTAACGAGCGACCGTACCAAGATGAGCGCATCCGAGCGCATGAACGGCGTTAAGCTCACACAACAGCTTCAAAACAATCTGGACTCTATCGCCCGCGAGATCTCGGAGATTGCACAATGACGCCTCAAGACCACCCGATCACCCCGCCGCCTGAGCTGGTGCGTGAGTGGGCGACTACTAACGGAACTAGCTACGAAGACCTTTTTGCTTTGTGTCAAAACATCGCCACCCAAGCCGCTCGCTGGGGCGCTGACCAGGAGCTGGAGGCGTGCTGCCAGTGGCAAGACACCTTCAACTACCAAAACGCTGGCAACCTCCTCCGCGCCGCCCGCCGCCCCAAGCCGCCGAGCTTGAAGGAGCAAAGCCTTGCTCTAATTGACAAGATCCAAAACAACAAAGAAATGTGGCAGATAGACGACCTTGATGTTGTCCGCCGCGCTCTCGAATCCTTGCCCGATTAGTCAACATCACTACCATGCCCTACTTCACCAAAAAGCCCGTTCAGATTGAAGCCCGCGAGCACACTGGAAGTGCGTCTTCTGCGGCAGGGCTGATTAAATGGATCGTTGACCAAGGAGGAGAGGCCAGTGCGATTGGCGAGTTTCTGCTGATTGAGACCCTTGAGGGGACGCATCGAGCCAACCCCGGCGACTGGATCATTAAAGGAATCAAGGGTGAGTTCTACCCATGCAAGCCTGACATCTTTGCCGCTACTTACGACCCCTCTTAGTCCGATCAACTAAACACCATGTCTAAACTTTTACCCTCTGCTCACGCAGTATTGAATGCGCTCATAGCAAAGTGGGAAGCCGATCCTTATGAGATGGATGTGGTAGCAATTGCTGCCGCCATTCGTGCTACTGCGGAGCAAGCACACCCAAAAGCTCACATTGAAGACATTGACTACGTTCACCAGAGTTATGTTGATGGGTGGAAAGATGCTCTTGATGTAATCCTTGCCATCGCCGACGAGCTTGAAGCCCTTTAGTCAGACCCACTTCTTTTTACTAAAAATGACACAAACACGTCGAGAGTTCTTACGTATTGTCGAGAATCAGCCGCTGACTCTGTACTGCAGCGCACTGGCTGACTTTCTGTGGGACGACTTTGTCCGCGAGCAGAAACCCAGCGTCAACTACTTAATTAACAACTACGAGATTGTTCAACTGAGCCGCTTCGGTAAAGAAATTTTCGAACGTCTGTATAACGAAGATCAAGTCAAATGGCTTGTCAGCGAACAAGACGTCGAGGACTACTTCCGTGCTGTGTGCGACGGGATGCCCGCAAAGCTCCCTGAGAATTACCGCCCGGAGAACGGTGTGTGGTTTGCGGTCATGGATGAGCTGACCAACGCCGCAGGCTGGCCTCTTTTGCTGCACCGCTGCGTGGGCGATCAGTTCGCCTCAGGTAACAACGCAGTGATGCTGCTGAACGAGCTTGCCGAAGCCATCGAGCAAGCAATCAGCGAGCAGACCTTTGACGTAGAGTTGCTGACCAAAAGCGGACAGCAGCTACAGGAGCTGCGGGACAAGTTCCAAAAAGAAACAGCTAAGGGAAACACAGGCAAAGCTGCTGAGATCAGACAGCAAGCTAAAGAGTTGATCAACCAGATCAACGACGCGATCCAGGAGGCCAAAGAGCAGGTGGGCGCTGAGGCCAGCAGGATCGTCGATAGCGTCAACAAGGCTAACGACGAACTGCAGGAACAAATGAGCAGCCTGTTCGGTGACACAGCGGGTCAGGGCGCATCGTCGGGCACGCTGGCAGATAAGAAAGCGCTGGCCAAACGGCTGAACCGGAATCAGACGCTGCGTAAAATCGCCACGCGGCTCGGTACCCTCCGGCGGATCTGGGCAGAGCGCAAGCGTGCTCGTAAGGCAAAGAGCAACTACGAGAACATCACCGGTGCCAAATTCGACAACAACATAACGCAAGCATTTCCCAGCGAAATTGCACTAGCGGCTACGCCGCAAGGCCGCGCATTATTTGCTCTCAAATACTCTGAACGTACTCTGCTTACCAAGGACTATACCGCCAGTCGTAAAGATCTAGGCAAAGGTCCGATCGTGATGTACATCGACGTGTCGGGATCAATGACAGGTGCCAGCGAAATCTGGTCCAAAGCCATTGCATTCGTCATTGCTGAAGAAGCTCTGAAGCAACGTCGCAAGGTGCAGATAAACCTATTTGATACCTTCATTCAAAACAGTGTCACGATCGAACCCAACAAAGCAAGTGCCTCAAAGTTGCTGGATTTTGTAGGCGACTGGTTTCTGCGCGGAGGCACAAACTTCAACAGCGTGATTGACCACGCGCTGAAGAATGACGAGCTGACAAAGAACAGCGACGTCTTGATGATTACCGACGGCGAGTCGGCGGTCACCGATGCGTTCGTCAAGCGCCTCAAAGCGTTCAAAGAATCTACAGGCACTCAGTGGACAACGTTCTGCATCGCCAGGCACCTTCCCCCGGTGGTTGCGACATTTAGTGACGAGAGTTACACCGTAGATACCTCCGACGATAATAATGTTGTAGACGCTATTCAGAAAGCAATCCGATGACATCAAACGCCGGTGAAATTTTCAACGAGCTGATCGCCGAGTACGACACCGCACAAAAGGTCAGGGAGCAGTCCGAGAGTCCCACGCCGCATTGTGTGGGGCAGTTCTGGATGAGCAACAACAGGTTACACATCTCGGCTTTGGGTCCAGACGGTAAAACCATCGTCTGGCTCCCTGTCGAGGCGCCCCAGGGACAAGAGGACGGGCCTACCGCGTTGTGGGTTTAGAAAGTCTTTAGATAAACGGTTGCAGAGTCCGTGAAAAGCCTTTACCATCTACCTGTCAAAGCCCTTGGCTCTCATGTTTACCTACACACTCAAAGGAAAAGATCTGACCAAAGACGAGGCGGTGGCCCTGGCTGAAGCCACGTCTGCCTCTCCTATCAAGATCGAGCTCGCATCGGTTCTCAACCTCCGCAAGGTAGACAGCGCAAAGCTTTTCAAGCTTTCGGTAGAGAAGAAATCTCCAGAGCTTGCGAACCTCGCATGGAAAATTTCCGTGAGCGACGCCTTGGAAGCTCCGATTGCTTTGACGAAGCAGCTCGAAGTGATGTCCATCCAGCGGCCGGTTGACCAGCTGCTGGAGGATCTCCACCGGTCTAACGGACTGTGGGCAGTCGGAACAGCAATGATCCTCGGCTCCGCCAGCAACGGATCCTGGTGGACGCTGCGCCAAGTCGCAAGCTATTGGGTGAACAACCTTGAGGTGAGCCCGAAGTCAGTTCTGTTCCAAGGCTTTGAGCTGAGGAACGGGGCGTGGGAACCCAAAGATTTCCGGGCTGGCATCTCGCGTCGCGAAACCTTCCACGTCTCGCCGGTGTATATCGGCCTGCGCGACGCTCTGCAATGGCTCATGAAGAACGACCTCGTTGAGCGTCGCAGCAACATCTCACGCGGCAGCCGCGACGAGAACCAAACTTCGCAAGTGCGAGCAATGCTCCGGCCCTTCTACAGTGTGCAGCTGAACGAGCGTGGCAAGGAGATGATCGAGTTGTGGGGAGACGCCGAGCAGTTCATTCTGAATTCCTTCAAAACCCGCCTGCGCTGAAAGCTCAGGTAAACTTCTCAAACACCGCTCAGCCTCGCGAAAGCGGGGCTTTCTTTTATGCAAGTTAAATTCATTCAAACGACAGATCAGTACAAGCAAGCACTGAATGAACTCAAAGAAATAAATAAGTTGTGCTTGGATACAGAGACCACGGGGCTACAAGCCTCTCTGGCTCGGTGTCGTTTGCTGCAGCTCTGTGACGCGTCGCCGACTTTAGAAGATCGCTGCGTCTACGTGTTCGATCTGTTTAAAGTTCCGGTAGATGATGAGCTGAGAAACTACATAGAAACAAGAGAGTTGTTTGTGATTCACAACGCCAATTTTGATTTTCAATTTCTGTTCAGCTTGGGTATCGATTACAAAGGAAAAGTCTTTGATACTTATCTTGCCGAGCGAGTACTGCGGGCAGGCTTTAAGGAGAAGCGTATCTCTCCGCAGGCAAACAAACCCTATTTCGCTGACGTATCCTGTTCCCTTAAAGCCGTTCTAGAGCGGCGACTAGAACTACAGATAGATAAGGAACTGCAAGTTTCTGATTGGGGCGCACCGGAGCTAGACCTAGAACAGATCGAATACGCAGCCCGCGACGTGGACTTACTGCCTAAGGTCGCAGCGTTGCAGATCGAAGAGCTCAAAGAGGAAGACCTCATGGGCGTTTACAGCATGGAATCGAAGGCTGTACGCCCTGTAGCTTGGATGTGCTACAGGGGATTCGCAGTGGACGTAGCTAAGCTAAAAAATCTAGAGAGCGAGATACGAAAAGAACTGGAAGAGAAGACCAAAGAGTTTGTCGAAGAGCTCGATTCTCGTTTGCCGGAAGAAGCTAAATTGCCTCGCGACGTGGACGGGAACATTGCCGTCGGTAAAAAACCGAAAAAGGAGTTCAATCCTTCGAGCTGCGCCCAAGTCTGCAAAGCTTTTAACGCATGTGGAATCGAGCTGCCGTTTGACCTAGAAACCAAAAAGCAAACCCTAAGCCAGATCTCTCTGTCCGAATTCAACAGCGACGACCCCACGCTGGCTTTGTTCCGCCAACGCGTTAAAACAGAAACAAAGCTAGAGCATATAACTAAACTGATTGACAACATCAATCCTGTTACCAACAGAATTCACAGCTTCTACAACCAGTTTGGTGCTAACAGCGGGCGCTTCACATGCACAGGAGCTAAGAGAACAACGAAAAAATCTGGAAAACAAACCTACGCGGTGAACTTGCAGCAGATTCCTCGCTCCAAAAATTTCCGAGAGTGCTTCGTTGCCTCTCCCGGATTCAAACTAGTTATCTGCGATTACTCCCAGATGGAGCTCCGATTGCTAGCTGAGCTAGCGAATATACCGGAGATGCAGGAGGCGTATAACCAAGACATTGATCTACATACACTAACAGCAAGTCGTATGAACGATTGTGATATTTCGGAAGTTACAAAGCAGCAGAGACAGATGGCGAAAGGAGCAAACTTTGGCATGATCTACGGGATCGGCTACTCGAAATTCAAAACATATGCTGCGGCGTCTTTTGGATTGATGCTGACTTTATCGGAAAGCAAAGTGACTCACGCAAAGTTCCACGCTTCGTATCCTCGCCTGCGGCAGTGGCATCGTGAGCGAGGTGCTCTCGTGCAAGACGGTTGGTGCTACACCCGCACAGCTATGGGACGGCGCCGTCTACTCAGTTTTGACGATGCCAAAATGACCATCGCCGCCAACACATTGATTCAGGGTTCTGGCGCTGACATCTTGAAGGTTGCTTTGGGCGAGCTGAATCCGTCCATAGGAGACGACGTCCGCTTAGTGGCTGTGGTACACGATGAAATCGTGCTCGAAGTGAGAGAGGAGTTAGCTGATGAATGGCAGCACAAACTGTCGGACATAATGGTGGCCGCAGGTGATACGGTCTTTAACAAAACTAGACTCGTCGCCGAAGCTGGAATTGGGGAGGATTGGAGCGCGAAGTAAGCACACACCCAACATAGGTGTGCTAAATTACTAACCTAAGGAAACCGCAAACGTACTCCATGTCTCGGCTGCTCGCTGTGCCTAAGGGTAACGTAAAAGATGTATTTACGCTGAAAAACGACGGGAAGTATTTTGGTGTAATTGAGGGCGAGGATAACTTCTTTGTCTGCCTGACAGAGTTTGACTCGCCCCTTGCGGCGGCTAACCACGCTCGATCCTTAAAGCGTCAAAATAAAATCGGTAGCGCAGCTAACACCTTAAAAAAGTTAGAAGCGCCCAAGATCCGTTCTAAAGTACCAAAGAAAAAGCAGCTCTTTACCGAAGCCGAAGTGGCGACTCGGACTCACTTACAGTTCAGGGAGGTCTGGGTCATCACAAACCCGGAGGGTAAGTTTGTGGTGGAAGCGATTAAAAACAAAACACTGGTTAAATACAGCGGAGAGCGAGGCAACGCTCAAGTATTTAAAACCTATGAAGATGCGTTGTTCACACTAAATACGCTGGATATGGTGGTCAAAAAAGGCCACCAGCTACGACGGTACTTTGAAAACGTATAGTAATTTTGCTATCCTGTAACTAAGATTGGGTTCAGATTAGTGACTGCGACTCCTGCTTACGGTTTCCGAATCAGCGGCACGCCTCAGGTCGGTCCGATGTCGCAAGCCATGCAAGCGGGCGACGTCAAAGGTATTCGAGATATCCTGACGCAGCGATTCCCTGGTCTTCAATTCGAGACCATGGACGCAGAGTTAGAAGAAGTAGATAAGCCCACTGAAACTACTCCTGTTGTTTCGCCGGCAACAGACGTCACCGGAGAAACGAAAAAAGAAGAAACGACAGCGACTTTATACGGCGATTACATGGCCGGGCTGCCTGGCGGTGTTAGAGATTTAGTTACTACTGATTACAAGGGTGTCCGAGGCGGTCGCGTTGGCGCAGGTAACTACACCACGGCGAGCATGATTCCTGGTGCTCAAGTACAGACACCCTCGGTTCCCTCGACACCTTCCTCAACGCCAAGTACAGGCGGTGGGACCACCACTTACAACGCCCCCGTTGTCGGCGGTAATTGGCAACAGTACTACGGAGATTATTACAGCGGGGACGTCAACTACGGCACGATCGGTGGAGGAGGCGAAGGGGATACGTCAGCACAGACGACTGCCCCAGCACAGACGACTGCCCCGGCGGCCACAGCTCCCCAGAGAGGAATGCAACCTGATTGGGCAACCTCCACAAAACAACAACCGACAACGATTCAAAAAGCATCGGGAGGTTTTGTTGCATCCACGGCGAATAAAGGAACCTATGTTGCGCCTTCAAGCGCAGAAGCTCCTGCTGGCGCTTTCGCAGCGTTTCAGCGAGTGGAGCAAAGGCAAGCTGCTCAGCCGGGAAACACAGGTGTTTTAGCGGCAGCGAAAGGCGGCCAGACTGCTCAGGCGCAATCCACGCTGAGCCGCAACGAAGCGGCCGCACTGCTATCAGCTCCTGGTAATAACGCCAAAGCTGCGGAGTCTGCTTTAAAAGCCGCAGACAAAGGTCGGGTTGAACTCAGCAACCAAGCTCGTCAGGTATTAGAACAGGCCGCTAGTAAAAATGATGGCGGTAAAGGCAAGAAGAAGTAAAATTTGGAACATCACAGCATAGTATTTAACAGTCATAACAAATCCTTAGCCCTGTCTATCGTCGCGGCGGACACGGCACATGCCCAAGGTCAAGCCCTCGATATAAGCAGGGCTTTAGATTGCGACAAATATCAAATAACTTACTTGAAATCCAGACCAACCCCAGTCTCAAACTTATTTGAACGATTGGCACTAAACGATTTCAATCAAAGAGATTGTGCTGTGTGGGAGGGATCTATAACTAACGGAAGCCCCTGCTTCTATGCGCTAAGTAAACGCTATTACGTCAGAACTACGATACTTAAATATCTAGACATCCCGAGGGACGGTGCCATGCCCAAGCCACGGTGCGACAACCCTCTCTGTGTAAACCCGTATCACTTTGAGTATCACAGTGAGAAAAATGCGAAACTAACCAGCGGCGACATTCAAATGCTGCTAGCCTTCCATGGCCAAGGCGCTTCTGCTCGTCAGATCGCCAAGGCACTTAACGTAAACCGCTCAACGATCTACAGGAAGCTCAAGGATGAACGTCTTCATTCTGGGATTGTGCGTCACCTCTGAGGCGCAGACAGACGAAGGAACGACCAACGTGCTCGCCGAGGCTCTGCCTTCCAACGACAAGCGAGTCGCAACCAAAATCCAACTCCTTCAAAAATCTGACCATTACGTCGGAAAACTCCTCAGCAATCTTAAAAAAGGTCAAACCGTCCTGGCGCTGGGTCCCACGCGGGCAACCGTAGATGGTGTCCTTCAGATGCAACCCATGCTCGTGGTCACCGAAGAAAACTTCAGTGATTTGCTGGCGATTAACCTGTTCATTGCCACGGGGGGCCTCGGCCCTAAAGCAGACGAAGTTGAACTGGGTGATTCGACCGTAACCAATCGGTCCCTTGCCTGGCAGGCTGAAGACAGCGAAACACAGTGGTTCAAAATCACAGCGTGGAATGAGCTGAGTAAGCAACTCTCCGATCTTGCACCGGGGACACCAACTATTGCAGTTGGTCGGGTATCCACTTCCGAAAAAGACGACAAAAACTACCTGAACTACAACCTGGACAAAGTTCTTTATCTCCCGAAGTCGACCCGTAAGGCACCTACTAAGGCTGCCGATCCTGAGAAGGGTAAGGTCGCTGCCGCTGCCCTTGGATCTATTGATTTCTCGCTCTGATCTCCTCCGCTAACTAACTGATGTACATCGCTGGCGAATTTTCCGAATCGGAAATCCTGTGCAACGTTCCTCCGCACACACTACGAATTGATCTCCAAGCTCGCCGTTGGAAATCCGACGTCGATCCTGACTCCGCCATCGTCGACCGAAACGACAACGGAATTCCCATTGAATTCATTCTGCTTGGGTTCAGTCCGTTCTATGGCAACCTTGGGATGCGCCAAGGCGAAGAGTTCCTTCGCATTGCCTACATCGGCGTGTCGCCCAAACATCGCCTGCTGCCCCCACGCTGCGTAACAACCAGCATCATCAGCGGCAAGTCTTCCCAGAAGAACTTCATCTCTTACTTCCAGAACCTGTACAACAACAGGATCAACGTAGGCACCGTGGTTACGACCACGAAATTCGAGACTCGCTCCTTCAACGAGCGCGATCCCATGACCGGTGCCGACGGTGCCAAGATCAACTACAACGCACTTTCGTTTGCTGATCGGCCGCCCCAAAACGAAGAGGAGCAGCAGCTGATCAAGGACATTGCCGATTGGCTCAAGAACGGCGGCGCCGAGTCTGCGAGCAACGTGTTGAAGTCTGTGATCCCTGGTGGTGATCTGGTGGAGCTGCCCCTCGGCGGAGACCACGCGGCAATCAAAGCTGCGTTCCAAGCTGCGCGTAGTCACCCGACTACCGAACAGCTCGCTTCCGCCGGCGATCCCAAAGCCCTAGCTTCTGCCGCCGAACCTCCCTCGGCAAAAAAGAAACTTGAGCTTACGGAAGAACAAGCCAAGAAGCTCGGTTTAGATTTCTGATCTAAACTGATTCAGAGCCAAGGTCTGAGCCTCCTACGCGGGGGCTTTTTTTTTACATGCTTTCTGACTACCGCTACAGAATTAAATACAAGAACCTGTGGATCGCGATCGTTATTCAAGATTATGGGTTTGCAGGTAATGTGGCCCTGAGCATCTGCAAAAGCAAGCGAGCCCAGAACGATTGGTTCTGCAACAGAAAGAACAGGAGGGCACGCAGAGCAGCTCGCATTCAAAACGTTAGCGACCTGAAATGCTGGGCAGTCTGCGCCCGTCTCATGCGTCTCGTCTTAGACTACACTTCAAACCCTCTGTTTATCTACCCCGAAGACAGCACCCGTGACGTGCTGATGCGCTACGCAGAACGCTGGGGTTTTGAGAAGGGGTCAGACAACGTCTGGGTCCGCGTCTGCATCTAAAAGAGGCGACTCTCCGCCATACAGTTCGGTTAACGGCGGAAGTTCCACGCCGGTCCGAGCGCACCAGTTGACGAGCCTCGTAAACAACCCGCCCTTGATCAGGTATAGCCGGTGTATATCCCCAAGGATCTTCACAAGCTCCTCTTTGGTTAGCTTGTCTGCGTCCCTGATGACCCGCTGGTGAAGGAAACTTTGTTCAGCGGTGAGCTCGAAGAGACGCATGAGACTCGGTGACCCTGCGTTAAGCCTAGGATCAAGGCACTGCAAACAGGATTAGAATTCATCTTTTCCTAACGTAATCAAATCACCATGAGCACCAACTTCTATCAAATCCCTCAAGGCATTGTTCATCAACTATCATCACGTCTCTCCTTGACTGGCAGGCTGTTGTTGCCCTGCGATCTAGAAGGACAGCTGGCGGCTCAGTTCAACCAACAACAGCTGGACTGCGACAGCTACGAGAAAGGAGTCCATATCTTCGATCCCCTTTGGTGGACTGCAAAGCAAGGTGTGTACGATTGGGTAATTGCAAACACAACAGGATTAAAAGAAGAGACACACTACGTTCTAGACTACGGCATAAAAATAGCAAACAAAGGTGTGATTGTATTAGACCGCTTAAGCTTTCTAGAGCCCGTAGCCAAACGGCGCAAGTTGTTCCAAAACAGTAAGCTGTCTGACTTGATGATCTTCTCGCCACGGCCGCAGTTCAGCACTGTCAGCAAGTCGCGTGATTCTGTAACGTCCGCATGGTTTGTCTTCAGGCAACCGAAGAACTGGATGGATGGCACGAACATCGAGTTTCTTGTAGATTGGCAGTCAGTTCCGCCCCTCCTCTTAAATCAAAGTGCATAAAATCGAAAAACTTCACCGGGAACTGCTTGAAAAACTGACGGAGACAAACCGTGGTCTTGATCGGATCGCATCATTACTCGTTTCAACCCAGCTACTCCAGGAATGCGTTTCCCCCGACGGCGAAGCAAGAGATGCAGAGACATGCGCAGAAATTGTTACTGAGTCTTTTAACGCAGGCCAATGCCTCCACGAGCAAATGATTGATGCTCAACGAGACTTCAAGTATCAAGTAGATGAGTTCTATATCGGTGGGGACGACAGTGACGAGGAAGACGAAGATGATGATGGCCCCTCTCCGCAAATAGCTTTAAGGTTTTAATTCAGCATCAACAGGTATAGAATACTCAAAGATTTAAGACGGAAATTCCCGTCTTCCTTAACGTGTCTAATAGTACCAGGCTCACGGTCAACGGTTTACGTCACTACCGTTGCGAAGGTGTAGATGTGCCTTTGCCTTCGGTGACATCTGTTTTATCCGCCACGCAGAGCGCCGAGACACAGCGTAAGCTAGCGCATTGGAATGCGTTAAATCCAGGCGTTGCTGACGCTGCAGCAGCTCGTGGAAGCTGGATCCATGAGGCGGTAGAGAACCACATCAGGGGGATTACAGTAAACCCCAGAGAAGATCTTAAGCCTTATTGGAAGGACGTTCCAGAGAAAGTTGACGAATTGATCGGCAGCGGACGCGTCCTATGGAGTGAAAAACCCTACAACCAACCCGGTTGGTCCCGCTACGTCGGGGATGACGGAGTCGGACGCATACACTACTACGATGCTCCAACAGGCCATGGCTGGGCGGGCTGCTGCGACATCATTTATAAAGACAGCAACGGCGAAATCATCCTGGGCGACTTCAAAACGTCCGTAGGACCATACAGCGCGAAGTTCCCTTCAAGCAAAGCTGACATCCCAGAGAACTTAAAGAAAGCACTAATCAGTGGAGTCTTTAAATTCAAGAAAACGAAACTCCAGCTTGCTGCCTATACAATTGCAGCCGAAAAATGCTTGGGTATTAAAATATCGAAAACCCAGATAATTGTATCTACTCCTATACCTGAATATAGCGTTCAGGTATTTAGTTTCGGAGAAAAAGATATAGAAAAAGACAAAGAAAACTGGTGGCAGATAGTGCGAAAGTACTACGACACTCACGACGTAACAGGGTGAGTCTCATCTAAGACGATCGAATCTAGAGAGATTCGGTTGTTACAGAGCAAACCATGCGCGTTGCGCTTTTCTGTGCCAGAATGTCCGGGCCACAAGGGGTCTCATGGAATTTAGTTATTCGATCAACGACGAAGTTCGCGAATATCTAAATCCGAAGACCGGAAAGATAGCATCGGGTGGTAACTTTGCTGCCTTTAACGAGAACTGGAAAGCATCCAGCGACTCGACAGAAGTCATCGCGAATCGAATCGCGGCGGGTGCCGGTCTGTGTGCAGCACAGCTGATTGAAGGCAGACGCAAAAGCGGAGACACCGGATTCATAAAAGCCGGTTTAGTTATCATCGATATTGACAATCAGGCAGACGGTAAAGACGAGAACGGAGAAAAGATAAAGGACATTCAGTTAACAGTTGAACAAGCACTTGAATTAGATATATGTAAGAAGTACCTGTCGTTTGCCTACTACTCCCCGAGCAACACACCAGACTGGCCCCGGTTCCGTCTCGTCTTTGGACTCGAACGAGACATCGTCCAGCCGGACTTCTACCAATGGTTTGTACGGCAGATAGCCGTACAGATTCCTGGCTCAGACAAGCGTGCGACACAGACTGTCAACCTGTTCTACGGTGGTCGTGGTCCGCAGGATTTAATCTGCGCAACCGACAAGTTCATCCCCGCCTGGCAGATCGACGAAGGCGCCCGAGTTTTTTCCACGCTGCCGCAGGACTCGTCGCTCCGGCACGACGCTCACGAAGCGTTGGATTGCACGATCGCAGCGGATGGCTGCCAGCTTGATCTGTTGCTCAGCAAATCCGTTCAGAACATGCTGCACGGCGAGGCGGTCGAAGACCGGAGCCTAGCCATGGCAACGGGTCTCAAGGAAATCATCGGCTGGGCTAACTGGTGCAACGGTCATAACGTCACCCTGGCGGAGCTCCCCCTTGACGTTGCGCACCGTCTGTTCTACTCTATCTACGAGTACGCCCCAGAGCTAGACGGCAAGTTCAACCGCATCCTGAACTCGATCGCAGACGCGACGAGCCTCCGACCAGCAGCGGCCATCGTGGCAGAAGATGCCGAAGTGGCGTGCTGGAAAAAAGTTAAATACGCAAACCGTTCTGTATTCGCAGAGCAGTGTCCCGACTCCGTCAAGGATCGGATCAAAGCAAAAAAAGCACAACCAAAAAACTCTGTGCTTTCAATCGACGACTTCGATCTGACTAGCGAGCCGTCGCCCAAAACAACATCAACATCCACAAAAACACCCGACGAAGAGCCCATGGTTGCCACGCCGCAGACTCCTGCACAACTGATCAACCTGCAAAACAACGACCGTGCGTTCAGCGAGAACGACATTGCCGAAGTTATCTCCAGCAACTACGGCGATCAGTTCCTATATGACTCCTCCCTCGACGAATTCTTTAGTTACGACGATGAGGAAGGGATCTGGTTCCTGAGCGACGAACAGCATATCAAACGTCGTATTCTGAAAGCACTAGATACGTTCGTACAAACAGGTATTCTTCAGCGGTACAACAGCGGAACCGTTAACAGCATTTTTCTTCTGCTGAAAGCCCGTCTGCTTCGCTCCATCAAGGGCGGACGTAAATCCATCTGGACTTCCAACCGAGGCAAGGTGGCATTCCGAAATGGCGTTCTGGACGTGGAGACCCTGGATTTTGCCGATGGTTTCCAACGCGATCTGTACTTCCGCAGCCGTCTCGGTTTCGACTTCAGCGAAGACACCAACTGCCCGAAGTTCCTGAGCTGGTTGAGTTGGGCAGTAGGAAAAGATAACGTCGTCATTATCCAGGCATTCTGTCGGGCTGTCCTTGTCGGTTACGCAACGGGCGAGCGCTTCCTCCACCTGATCGGTGCCGGTGGCTCCGGTAAATCCACGCTGCAACAGGTTTTGATTGCGCTGGCGGGCTACACGGGCACGCATACGTCCGACCTGGAGACGATCGAAACCAACCGATTCGAAGGGCACAGCTTGATCGGAAAGCGGCTCTTGCTACTGACCGACGAAGCTTCGTTTAGCCGCCGCCTGGACACCCTCAAAAAGCTGACGTCTGCTAGCGACACGCTGCGGGCCGAACGGAAGTACGGCAAAGAGGTGATCAACTTCAAGCCAGAGCTCTTGGTCTCTATCGCATCGAACGAGCACATCAGCAGCTCGGACATCAGTAGTGGTCTGGAGCGCCGGCGCCTCACGATCGTGATGAACAACGTCATCAACCCCTCGAAGCGCAAGAACTTGATCAGCGTGTATCCCGATCACATCGAGGGTGAGTTTGCTCCGGAGTTACCGAACATTGCAGCCTGGGCACTCAGCATGGGACATGATCAAATGCGCGAGGTGCTGGCCAACCCGACTAAGTTCGCTCCTACGTTGAACACGACGAACATCGAAGCTCTGATCTTCAACAACCCGATCGTGGCTTGGCTGGCCGAGTGCACTATGTACGCACCCAATTCCTATACCGTGCTTGGTGCCGGTGCCCTTAAACCGAACATCGACGAGCAGGAGAAGGGTCTGTACGTTAAAAACGCATTCACAGAAGTGTATGCGAGCTACTGTAACTTCGCCAAGTGCAACGGTTTCAGGACGATTGCCAAGCCCCGCTTCGTGGACCGTCTGCGCGAGACAACTAACAACGTGTTGAAAGTACCCGGCGTGCAGTCTAAATTCATAAATGGCAAAGCTGTCATTCAAGGACTCGTAATCAAGCCCTATGATCCGACCACGGATCCGCGTAACCGGGGTGATAATCGACTGCCGTCACCGGTAGACTTTGCTGCAAACCCCAACGTCTGGGATAAGGCGTTTACGGAACACGACCCAAAACCATCAAATGCCGATCAATAAAACTCTGATCGCTACATGTGCCGGCTTCGGGCTGGCGCTTGGTTCGATTGCGATGCAACCAGGAACTTTTCCTGTGTTTGGGGCTGCTGCCGGAGGCTCGCTGGTAACTGCAAGCCTGATCGGCAGCAAGAAAGACAGGGAAAAGGAAGAAGCTGAACGAGCAGCAAAGGTTTCGAAAGCTCTGAGCTTCTGCTACGAAAACTTCAAAGGTCTAGTGTCTCCGCAGCAACTAGCTTTCCACGCAGAACTCGAATTACCGCAAGCGGAAAAGCTGTTGGAGAGTTTGATTTCAACGCAGAACGGCGGCCAACGCGTGGACACCCCAATGGGAGCTGTTTACTCTTTTGATCATCCTTCACAAATACTGACGCAGCTCACGCTGAACGCCAAAGCATGGGCGGACAATCAAACTGACGAAGTATTTAGGGAGAATGCTGTACTAAAACAACAAATTCAGATTATGAGCGGCCAGATCCAGACGCTCACAGCCGCCACGCAAGCGCGTAATTTTGTTCCGCGTGCCGCAGAGGTTGCTAAAGAACTGTTCCAAAAAAATAATCGGGCGCCGGAAAACACAGACGACCCTTGGAAAAACATGATATAATTAAGAAACGCGCGAAGAAAGCCCCGGTCGTCCCCATGAAGGATTACTGGGGCTTTCTAGTAGGCAAGAAAGATCTTGTTTGACTTTGATGGCCTGAGCGTGGGACGTCTCAGTAGGACGAAACAGGGGCTCAGGCTCTATCGAAAGCTAGTTTAAAGTCAAATTTGCTCCTAATTTGAAGTTAATTAGGAGTTCTTTAGGAGATTTCCAAATTCTCGATCACTCGCCAGCCGTCAACAGCGGGATTATCTGAAGCTAGAACAGCCTTGATTGTAGTAGGCACATAAGAAGACAGAATGCGTCCAATGTCATGAGCGATGTACTTGTGTTCCTTTTGAGTTCCATTAGCCCCCCGCAGGCCGACATAAAAAATCCAATCCCGTAGAGTGCCCTGCATGTGCAAACGGGTAGGTGTGCACATCGGCAGGATGTTTCGGGCGCATTCCCGAGCCACGCCGGACTCCAGCAAAACGTGGTACAGCTCCTCGATCTCCGAAAAAACCTCTTTGACGCGTTCTTTCAATACTTGCTTAACCGTCTCGTCCGCAAACTCCAAGCTGTTTTGCCGATCTTTAAAATCTTGAGCCCGCAGTTCGAAATCCCAACAGCCTTCCCAAGCGTCGTCCAGAATCTTATCTGGGGTACAATAACGCTGCGACAGTTCTTGATAATGAAATGCTCTGTGGCGAATAATCTGAGCTGAGATAGCTCTGCTGGTTATAATTTCAAAAGACGCGCAAACTTGCTCAAAGACACTCCAGTGGCCCTGGTTAATACAGAAAGTAAGGAGTTTTTGAAACTCTGCCTTGTCCGGATTCTTGGTGCTTGCTCGGGCGTGCCTGGCGACAACCTTCTCAGGGTTGTCAGTAATCCAATCGAGCTTAGCGTTGTGCAAACGATTCACCGGCAGGCGGCTGGGTCGTAGGTACTATACCGATCGCAGATGCCACGCGCTCCACAATGCCGGGATTTTCCTTGATGACCTGGCCGGCCCAGCGATCTCCGTACTGAGGGATGGCTGAAGGATTGATATTGATCAGGGAGCCTGCGAAACGATTCATGTTTTGGGGAACGTCTGTTGGTAACGGAGTCGCGAAGTAACTTCAGA